TTTTCATCTATAATTTTTTGATAATATATTCTACCATCAACATACCATCGGCGAAAAATATCAAACCCCCTAATATTAAATCCTAATAATCTAACAACTATTTTAAATTGTTCTTGCATTGCCTTTTTAATATTATCGGGCACGTCAAGTGCATCTAAATTAATTTGAACAACTTGTTCATCCTCAACCGCTGCAATTGCTTCAGTCACAATTTCATCAATTGCAGTTGAACAATCGGCATACATAGATGCTTCTCTATATCGTGTAATCAATTCTGCTTCTGATTTCGCAGTAGCATCCATTTCAAGATATGTACCAAAATATCCGCCACCTTGTACAGTGGCAGTTCCATCGTCAGTAGTAGGCGGTACAAACGATTGTGTTCGTGCTAACTTACTAACATCATCACCACGGCTAATAGTATAGCCAAATAAATTAAGTGCCATTATTTAAATTCCAAAAATTATGCGGCTATACCGGGGGTTGATTGTTGTAATAAGGCTGCAGTTCTGCCATAAGTAAAGGTCTGATACTGGAATGTAGTCCCAAATGAAGATAACTGGTCGTTTGCAGAAAAATCCAAACCAATAGGAGATATATCAGTTGGAAAAGCGCCTTGCAATTGATATGCCCGTAAAATATTACCATTCCGATCCAATTGATGGACATCTATTGTAGAAAAATATGATGCAGGAGGATTCCCCGTTTTTGTTTCATTGTTTTCTATTATATTCATCCAACGTTCCAATCCCTCTCTTAGAATAAAATCTGTATCATTTAAAATAGTACATGTAAACGGTGAGAATTGCTTATCCCCCGCCAATTTAAGTTCTCGTCCACGATAGTATGCAGGCGTGACGCCGATTGTTTGCCCTGGAAGTTCTCCAATATTTACTAAAAATGAACTACTTTGCAATAAACTGGATGCAGACGGCACCGAATTTGGAAATGTAATCTTTATAGAAAATTGATTAGGACGGGCGCCGCCATCTTTTAATTTAGTTTTAAATGTTGAAATATTGAATGGTTCTGACATTTTTTATTCTCCGTTATTATTAGCCGAGTTCTTTACGCGCCGACTTCTTGGAAAGAAATGCCTGAGCGTGTTGCAACAAAAGTGAGTGATATAAAATTAATAGAACGAGCAGGTTTAACAAAAATATCGGCTCTAAATTCATTTCGATCAATTACATCACCTGTATTATTTGTTTCATCGCACACAACTTTAAAATCAGTAATACCTCTACGACCTTGCACATCTCTTAAGAATGGTTCTACAAGATTTCTAAATTGAGCGCGGGTAAACGGATCGTTAAATTCAAATAATTGAAATTTTGATGCCGTTGCAATAGCTTTTTCCAAAACAATAAATAACCTACGAACATTTATTCTATCAAACGCACTTGGTTTTGATTGTAACGTCTTATCGCCAAATAAAACAATGCCTTGCCCCGGGAATGACACCACAGGATTAACGCCTGCTCTATATAAAGTATCCCTGTCGGTTTTTGTTGGATTAAATGCTAGTTTAACAGCATTTCTAATTTGGCCGCGATTAAATCCGCTTGGACTAAACCACGGATCGGCTAAATTATCAGTACGTGCACATAGACCAGCAATATCGCCATTCAGAGGAACCCACCGATATTTGTCGTTATATCTATCATACTGATATTTCCAACCCGAATCCATTACAGCATAACTTGAATTGATATTTAATGTCGTGTTTCTTGTGGCGACAACATTTGTTGCTTGAGTTGACGGAGAAATATTTACAACATCCGTTTGTGCTGGAGATATGAATACAACACAATCTTTTCTATCTTCTGCTATGGCAACTACGCTACTAGTAATTGATGAATTATTTCCCCATGGGCCCAACGGAATTAGATTTACGTCGTACAATTCGTCATTTCCAAATAAACTAAATGCAGAAATTACATTGCCCGCTGAAATTGATTGTTCATCAGAAATACCTTTTGATAACGAAACCGAAACATTTGTACTTAAATTGCCAAAAACCCTACCTTGAACAGTAGATCCCCATCCACTAGTATTGCCGGTTGTTGCCAATGGATGATCTAAAGACCAAATATAATCAGATTGTAGATTAATTACATCTTTATAATAATTAGTAGAACCATTTGTAGTCTTTGCGTCAGAGCCTTTAGATACAAATGCATATTTTTCTAAAACAGTATTTCGTGTACCAGTCCAAAGACCGTCTTCGTCAATAACGATAATATGCATTTCGTCATTCGTTCCACCCAATGAATTCGTTGTAGTGGAAGTTCCTGGAATAGAATTAAATTCTGATTGATACGGCCAAGGATTTGCAGGCGTTCCGTTATACGCATTCCAAGTATTTGCATCTATCATTGAGACTTTTAAAGAATTACCAAGGTCTCCGGGGTATTTTGCAGCAAATTCTCCCAAACCATAATTTCCGTTACTGCGCGTTTCAAGATAGTGATCAGTATTTTTAATTATAACTGCAGTTGCGCTTGCATTTGCAATGGCATTTTTTGCAGTATCTTCTCTAACAACACGAACCAATTTCAAATTATTACCATACGCCAAAAAATTTGCAGCGGTAAAAAATGATGTAAACGTATTATCAGTTGGCGCGCCGAAATACTTTACTAAATTATTTTCAGAATTAACAGCGGTAACTTGGCCTACAGGTCCCCATTGAAAGGCGCCAGCGAATGCGCCAGCAGAAGTAGCAACAGAAGGGACTATTGCCGATAAATCCTTTTCTTGTACTTGAACGCCGGGTGAGAGCTGAGATGCCATCTTATTCTCCTTAAAGATTTTATATAGTTGTATAACTATTGATTACTATTTATTTATAATAATCATTTTCTAGACATTTTCCAGCCATTTTCTTTTAAGTTTTTCCATCTCTTCTTTAGGATCCTGTGTGAACCAAATATCATCGCCTATCATTTCAGGGGCATCTTTTTCGGGTATTCCGTCATTAATGATACCAAACGGTGTTAGGTTTTCTTCAATTTGTTTAAATTGGTCCTCATACAACACCTTTCTAAGATTTGTGTCAGTCAAATCTTTAAAGAACGGTTCATTTGTTGCCCATGAAAATAACACCAAACACATCACCAAATCATCATGATATCCCTCATCTGCCTTATGCGTTCCGCGGATTTCAATAAATGTGGAGATTTCTTCAATTATATCAGAATCATGTATTAATAATTTGGTACCTTCTGCAAGACTTTTAAATGTGGTACATCCCAATCGTTTAACTTGTTTGGTTGTTCTAATTCCAAGAGTTGCGCCGGGGGTGAATCCTCCAGACAAATATTGCCCTGATTTACTATTACTACCAACAAAAAATACATTTTCGTATTCTAAATCCATATACAACGAATCCGCTACTTGCTGACCATTATCGTTAATTTCAACTAAACAATATGCAGAATTATAATCTTTTGCTACTTTATATATAATGTTAGGAAACATCAATGGACTGACTCGGTTGCTTCGATATTTTGCAACAACTTTATACGGATACGAAGTTATATCAACAACAACAAACGCCGAATAATCTCCACCAACCCCCCTAGAAGTATCGGCTACTAGCATGTAAATATGATTTAATCCTTCCATCAGCCCGTTTTGATTTTTTACCGCCCGAACGGGTTCTTCAAGAACATCTAGACCATCTTTCGTATACACAAATTGACGAGTTGACATTGCGGCAATTGTATCTGGGTTAATTAATGTATTAGACGACCCAAGGAATCTACATAGAACTTCTTGGTTAAATTTTAGTTCCCCAAGCATTGCCTTCTGTTCTGCTGCCCATTTTTCGTCTCTTCCAGGTATTTTTCTATAGGGAATAAACAACGGGATAAACCCATTTAATCCCTGTTCCGCCTCATTCCAAAATTTCCAAAAGTGATTATATCCGAGTGGCGTAGACGTTAAAAGAATCTTCGTAGTATTGCCCGCCGAGATTGTAGGGTAAACGGAGGTAAAAAAGTCTTCGGCAACATTATTAGGAATAATCGCCGCCTCATCAATATATAACCAATTTACTGATTTTCCTCGAATACCAGAAGAACTAGTTGCTGCAGTAAATACTTTTGATCCATTCTCAAGTTCGATGTCTCCCTTATTAAAGGTTTTAACACCCTGCTGCATCCACATTGGAAGCATTTCGTACATTAGTTCGTATCTAGAAAGAACTTCTCTGGCAGCAGACGATTTGTTAGCCAGAATTGCAACAGTTTTATTTTCTTGAAAAACAGTATACCATAATATACAAGCTGCAGCTGTGATTGTATTATGAGATAAAATATTATTTGTAAAATAAGTATGATTATTAGAATTAACCGATACATCGTACATACGTTCGGTGTAACCTAAAGATATTACAGACTCCACTTTTACCGCACCATGTTTACTAATAATATTTTTTCCAAGGGAATCTTTAGCAAATACTTCTGTATTATCACTCGTAATTAGAATATGATCATCTGCACATAATAGCTCTTTATCATTTGTAAATTTAATTCTATATACTTCATACTCTATTGTTTGATTAATACTAGCCACATCTACCCACCCGGTGTCAGACTCAATCTCCCAATCGGTTAAATCTATAATATCTTCAAATTTTCGAGTTACGTTGTCAGAAAGTTTATACATTGATTTATAATATTAATCTTGTAAAGGATTGGGTCCGTGGTCTTTAAACCATCTACAAAAACGTTGCCATTCATAAAAATCTCCTATCTTAATTGAATTAATAGAACCGGTTTCTTTGTTCTTTATACTTATAAGAGTTGAATATTCACAGCACTTGCCCTGCTGACGGCCTTCCATTAAAATAACCTTGCGATTATTTAATATAATATCTACTTTTTCTTTTTGGCAGTCATATAATTTAAACGATATTAACCCAGCATCAAGCGACACAATTTTGCAGTACGTTTCTATAAAATAAATAGGGTCTTGCATACATCGCATAAGTTCTTTAACTTGTAATGCGCTATATGCCTCTACGGTTCCAATTGGTTTAAGATTAGGATTTCCGTTATATGAAATTACTTTATTGCTCAATTATATCACCATCGTCTTTTTTTCCAAGCATCTTCATTAGTTGAGCAGTCGATCCTGCGAATACAACATTATTGTTTGTAATATTTTTAATATTATCCGGTTCATTCTGTTTTAGATCTTTGACTCGTTTTTGCAATTCCATTAAATCTTTTGCAACATCGGATACAGTTTTAATTAATTGACCGGCAACTTCGTATGTCCGAGGATGCTCAGAATTCTTAGCAAGTTCAATCATTTGATCTAAAGTATCGCCACTTTTATAAATTAAATTTCTAAGTGTATTACGTGCTAATTGATAGTCTTCTTCTTGATCTATATTTTTACTTTCAGCCTCATTAATTAATGAAGGAACTGTATTTTCCGTCTCTAAATTTTCAGATTCTAGATCAAATATTTTATCTAATTCAGGAATGTTTTTCATTAAAAATCTTCAATGGTATCAGTAAATCCTATATCGTCACCGGGTTTAGCTGTTATTGGATTCGGTACAGACGTCATAGTAGTCTGTCTTTGTGTTAATTCCGTATCGTTATATGTAGCCGCAATAGTTTTGCGTATAACGCCTTTTTTATTAATAGGGCCATAGAAGTTTAATTTCAGAGTAAAATCAAGTGTCCATATAATTGTACGTCTATCATCAAATTCCCCCTCGTAATTATCTTCAAAATTTACAGAATTTAGAATGATTGGCAAATCATTTTTAATATTTAATTGTGGGATTGTTTTCATCGTCAAATTATAATCTGGATTAAAATACGGAAGAATTTGCTCGATAATTTGTAATCCATCATCTTGATTCTTTACATAAACATATAAAAATAAATTTATAT